GTTGCAATTCTATCCAAAGTAAATTCCCCCGGGGCTACGCCCTAGGTTAAAAACCAATGTTTAGAACGCAGCCCACCGCGAAGTGGATATCCAAAACTCACTCTGTAGTGAGAACTCCCGACTGCAACGGGTTGTTTTTAGTAGCCTACTAATACAGCTTCTTATGGGGTCGTAGGGTCTCCTAACAAGTAGTCAACCACTGGACAGCACAAGAAGTACAAGCAAGTAAAGTCTGGTCCCGCGCCCACCGCAGTGGAGAGCGTGGAAGTATTGTAAGAATCGGCCGATGTCGTATTTGCAGCAATCAGAGTCAAAATAGCTCCAGTTTCATCCGTACCGTCAACCGATGATCCTTCAATATAGAAGGCAGGCGACACAAGCGAGAAACTCCGGTTATTATTATCCGGGATCGAGAACTGCAATGAGGGTGAAGGTCCTGAAGAGGTTATCGCCGCGCCAGCTAAGCCATCACGCGTCATATTTAACTCGTTAAGGCGTAGTGCGCGAGTACTCACATTTGCGGAGGCGAGAAGAGTCCCTGCAATACCTATCCACCTATTGGTAGGATTGATAGCATTGAAATCTGTAACTCGAACCACACGCATGTCCCCCACGATATTTTGTGGGGAATTCAGTGTGACAGTGAAATTCGTGCTTCCACGATAACCCTGATACATACCACTAATCCATGGCAACATATGCATCGTATTGAAAGCATAGTCCGCAGAGCCTGAGGCCGCGATGACCTTATTGGCCACCGGACCCATTGCTTGCGGTGTATATCCAGGTGTGTACGGCATCCTCAAGTAACCTTTCTTGTATATCGTAGTGCCACTACCAGTCGAATTTGGTAACATAATAGTGTCCATAATCTGTGAGCGATGCATAAGCTTGCGCAAAGATAATATGGATTCACCAAAGTTTAAACCAAAACGATCGGCATGTGGCCTAGCGGGCGTTCCGAACGTGATCGTATTAGATTCTTCTCCTTGTAGACTAAAGAAAGAGGGCACATATGAAGTGCCCCCGTTCCCAATCCAACTCTGAGGATTCGCGAATTCAAAATCATCACCACCAGAAATGTACATCAGCACTGGAACGTTAGATGGCGTGCTAGGCGACTCCAACGTGTTGAAGACCGACACGGAAATAGATCCGTTGTCGACATCCTCACGTGGGGCCAAAGCATCTCCCAAGTTCCAATCATCTACCTGAGAATTACCAACTGACAACCAAGCCAAAGCTTGATGGTAGGGAATCTCTATGGTAATTTCATTCGTCTCACTCAAATCCAAGATATAGGTATACACCTCATTCGTGGGAGGGGACGAAGTACTGATATTATTTACGGGATCATAGGAAATCTTCAATCTCCCTTTATGATATTTGGTGCACACCGCCTTTATACGCACCTTCAGGGTACCCCTCCAATGTTTGAACAGGTTTCCAAGGTATGATAAAGGTGTGTGGTACGTTCGGTAACCAACTGTAGTGTCAGACGCATTTTGTAGCGTAACATTTGCGTTCAACGTTGGAGTAACGCGAGCATTAAAAATGATTGTTCCAACAGCCTGGGTCGTGGAGAATCCTGTCGCACCAAAGAACGACTCCTTTCGTCTAATATAAGACAAGGACAACTCATCCTGACCGTGAATACCAAATGGCTCGGGATCTATTGACAATTCAGTCTTAGGATCAAGAACTAATTTCTGATAAGGCGTGGAAATTTCAGCTGTTGCTAAGTGCGGCGCTGACATGACATACATAGGTTGGACATTATCGATATTCGGAACATTAGTGTACCCGAAAAGCGATGCAATCCGACTGACCGAGCTTGCTCCTATCTGGGTCGCGCGAGCAAATCTCCCAATTAAGGGGATTCTAGTCAAATAGCTCGCGGTATTGGCCACAGCGGTGGCAACTCCAGATACGGGACCTTGCCCATATTCGTCACCTTGCAGCGCCAACTTGGAGGTTGGCGCCATCAATTCAACGTCCGTCATCCATGCAAAAGTTTGCACTGTCAGAGCAGAAGAGGCGGTGGCGATAGCCCTATCCAGGGGAGCAAAGATAACATAGTTCAAGCTCCCGAAATTTGATACATCGTTTGCACTCGTAATATTTAACCAATTTTTATGGTAGAAGAAAGGTAACTCCATTTCACCACCAGCATTAAGCTGAGGCTCGATATAAATACCGGGCTGTTGTGAATATGGCACTCTTAACGTTGTATCCGAGGTCAAATTTGTTCGAACTTTATCCGCCGCTAACCCCAACAAGGGAGTATAAGCGACTCGTAAAAGCCCGTACTGGAAAGGGGTGGCATTTATTACGACTTTGATATGCAGTTTAGCACGCAAAAACGCAAAATTGTTTATCTTTTTCGTCACTGCAGAATTCTGCAGGAATAACAACCAGGGCTGAATGGTCTGTTTCACTCCAATAGGATCGGAAGTGGACCACGTGAATGTATTGATAACAACAGGACGTTGCAAGAAAGTGGACAAACCAACTTCACTTGTAGCGTCAACCTCCGCCACAGGATTCTTAGAATCTGCAGCGAAGGTTAGGTCACCCACGGTGTCATCTTCAAACGTCACGGTAGTGGTGGGAGTCGCCTCACTTGGCGCACTACCCACACTCTCTTCACCCTGTAACACAAAAAGAGTCTTATTACTCTTGCACCAAGCGCTCAGATGCTCGGGGCAAGGGGAAGTACTTTTGGCGACTTCCTCAACACCTACTTTTTTATATTCTTTGCTAATTTTCTGTGACAAATAATTCCATAATGCGAGTTGCCAAACACGCACTACTGGGTCGAGTCCTGATTTCCCTCCGACGCCTTCCAAAATCTCGATTTGAGACGGTCCCAACCTGGAAGAGTCGATTCGCACACATAGTGCACGTAGGGGGGTTGCGCTAGAATCTCCTTAAAGAAGGCATGGTGCTTATTAAACACGTCCTTCCCGTAGAAGAAAAACTCACTGTTCGCGCTAGATATCACCTGAACCATTTGTGCTTCAGGGCACAAAGTGTTAGATGGTGTCCAAACAGTGAGTGACTTGTGAATGGAGTCCATTTCCAGTGGACAGAGATATGCACCGACATCCTCATCAAAACGCCAAGAGCGCTTCAAAAACGAACAAGCGTTGATATGGATGAATGGTTGCGTCTCAGCCTCCTTATCGGCCATGGTGTATTGAACACCAATCGTCGCTAAATTGCTCTGAATGGCCGTATGGTTAAACCAGTCACATGCGGGAGAAACACCCATGATGTTGTCATCACCATAGGTGAAAAGGTTCACATTCTGCTTGAAGGAACGACAGTGACGTTCTGGGTTCGCCAGCACGTACGCATATCGCATATACAAGCAGTTTACGATCGAGTTGACGATCACGGTGAGCGGATGCCCCGAAGGGTTTGTTCCAAAGAACTCTACCACATCACCATTCACGTTGACCACTGGAAAGGCCGTGTCTTCAGCAATACACTGCAATTCCAACAGTTCCTCGTCGCTGAAACCCGCCTCACGATAGAGCGCAATCATGACATCGAACGCACTAAGTACGAATCGCGCAATCATGTGCTTATCAACTTACTGTAATCTCCGGCGACGATACGGTCATCACCATGAGCAGTCAAGTAGTTGCGGATTGTGCCCCACGCGGTGGATTGGGCTACGGTGCCTGGACCTGCTTCAAATATGAAGGGGTTCTTTTGTATCAAGCGAACCAAAGAAAGGTACCGCGAGCGTACTACTAAGCACCATGCTGCTGGAGCCCCGGTGAAAAGCCTTGTCTTCTGTGCCTTAAATTTGGCAAACGAGACCGCTTCATCTTTGAGATGCCCCATAAAAACAGGGTTCACCCTTTCACCACGCTTGTATGATGCTTCTATTGCATCATACATCTCCCAAACCTCCTCAGTGAAGTCTATGCCATCGGGATAACGCTCACTAGGAGCTTCCCGGAGATACTTCTTTTTGGAGGTATTGAACGGACTTCCCATAGAGGAATTCACGTTCACACGATCAATGAATTTCACCCCGGGCAATCCATTCAAGGACGCCATCTTGGATAAAAACACTAAATCGCGCTTCCACTCATCACCATGCTTGGCGGAAAGTCCTGCCAGAATATCTTGCGTAAACGCTTCTGTGCACGACTTCAGTATAGCAGTATCGATCGCATGATTGGGCACAACCATTTCGAGGAGATTGTTCCTCCACGGTGCAAATCCATTCATATAAGGACCGCAGTGCTTCACTTCGATATCAAAGTGCTTCAGCATCTCTGTTTGGAGTGGGGTAGCGCAAACCTTACTGATTGGCCGAGCTCGAAAACCCGGCATTGACCCATACACGGTTAATGTTCCGTGTTCAAGGTAGCGCATAAGACTACGGTGGTGCGGCTCCGTCAAAGAGACCACACCCTGTAAGTCAAATTTGGGTTGGGGACCTGATGTGACCACTAAACTGCCTTCCGTAAGACGATCAATTTCGCCCTTTGGTAGGTATGTGAATCCTGCAGTCTCTTTGTATCCAAGGGTGTGTATCCCAAGTATAACGGGTCCGCGGGGGGTTATCGCCACTGCAAGTGAACCACAGTCGCCGACTTTCGTAGTATCGCCCATTTTGCCCAAGTAGAGAGCAAGCTCACTATTAAGGGTTTCGACGGGGAACCGATCATCGTATGTAACCGCGTACACAGGATTATATGTGACTTCTCCCGATTTTTCTCTCCTAATCGAAATTAATTTGGAGACAGGAATCGCCGTAGTGCACCACAAAGAAGTTATGTCCTTGCGTGGTGGCACATCGCGCACCTCAACTAGTACCATATCTCGATCTGCGCACACATGCAAATCTGATGCACAAACACGCACTTTGGTGTTGGCATTGAGCCCCTGAGACTGGGTCATACTAGTAATTTCGATCTCGAATATTTCACCACGGTTGGCTGCATGATAATTGAAAAGCAACCAATGTCCTTTCACAAAGACTCCGCACACTTTAACGGTGCGTCCGACATCTAGAGCCGTGACCGATATACGGACACAATTGGGGGCCAAGCGCGACCGAATGGTCTCACTAGACGCCCCTACTAGACTCTGTGAAGCCAAGGGAACATCGAAGCGATTAAGCTCGATGGTTGGATTATACCAAACATTCGCAGCAGTTTCCTTCTGCAACTGTTCTTCTGTGGATCCAAAAACATTTCCTTGACACTCGAGTTCGGGTTTGGACTCGACAGCTTCCGCGGCCTTCGACTTAGCTGCTAATGCAGCACGTCGGGTTTTCTCCGCTTCTATCACGGGTACTATTGTCCATTTGAAAGCTGTTTTGGCCGCCTGGTATGATATGTAAATACACACGGCGGACTTCAGAGCGCTCAGTAATTGACCATATTTAATCGTATAAGCGCGCTGGCTACCATTTCTGTGCACAAAGCTAAAGGCTCTGATCTGAATTTCGCGATCCAAGAAATTGGACCACCAAGTAACAAACCAGCCCGTCACTTGTAAACGTGCAACGTAGTAGAGGAACGTACTGGAAAGCACGTGTATCAACAACTCGAAACCGAGTCTCCACACATAATCCAACACTGTAAAAGCGAGTCCATACCACATTCCGGCCACAAAAAAGCCTTGAACGCACTCGCAACCTCCAACTGTATAACAGAGACGGCAGACTTTGAGCCTCCTCATCTGCTCATCGCAAGCAGTAGATTTCACTTGACACCCCTCATGTTTGAGAGACGCTTCAGCGAAGTGCTTGAGAAAGTCTTTCATCGAATGGAAAGTTTTGACGTGACCCAAGGCCGCACCATCCTTACCTCGATGAGCGATGGGGAGTATCTCTTGGACTGTTATATCCCAGTAGTCTGGGAATTCATCCTCCACCTCTGGCAACTTTGAAGGTTCAATAAAAACCTTATTCGCTGCAAGATACTCCCGTTTGGGCTTGATGTGGACAACATACGGCAAACGTCGACGAACAGCTAAAGGGCACGAAAAGTACTCTTGTGCGTTCAAATCTGGCGTATTTGTTGTGGCTAAGACTAATCTGGCCATTACTGGCGTCTTGCCTTTGTCCTCCACTGCCGCTTGTGGCGGCACGTACGGTACGTTGTTGATGACATTGATGATGTCACGCACCGTAGGATCAACCTCTGTGGCTTTTGACGGGTCCAACAAAGCAATATCATCCATACGGATACACCACATGCTGGGATCAAAGTTGCTCCAATACTCGTCCATTGGACTGCGAGCGAACATATAATGATCTTCCGTCTCCAGTTCGTGCAACTTGCCATAGTAATAAAACAAGGCTTTTGTGAACGTGGATTTGGCCACACTTGACGCTCCATGTATCAGAACACCAAAAGGTGCTTTCCGTTCGCGTTGCGCTGCACGCTTGGTAAGATCCAAGTTTTTGAGCAACTTCAAGCTACTAAGCTTCTTCCGCATGGCGAGCATTTCAGCTCCAGCAGTCGATTTTGTATATCGACAATATGCGTCGCCTTTTTCAATTGTCGAATCTAAATCCGACTTAAAGGCAAAATATGTGGTACCGAGAGCTTCCAAATTGGAAGTAAAACTCCCAAGACCAATCAAACGATCGGCCTCTTTAAACCACGCCGCATACGCTGCGTCAGTATGAACGAGACTCATCCAATCTCCAGTGACCCGATACGCACTAATGCGCTCACAGATCGTAATGGTGGTGTCGATGATAAGGATGAAAAGTCCTGTCTCGCTCGAATACTCTCGTCGAGTCTTCCGATCGAGGGTAAGGAATTCTTCTTCAGACATTTCAAGTCCTACTTGTTTGAGGAATCCTTGTGTAAGTAGATACGTGTATAGCTTACGCATCTTCTCGACCAGGGGGTTGTTCAATGAACTCGTAGTGAGATCAAAGATATGACGTGCCATGGCAACGCCATCTTCAAATTCGCCTTGGACATTTGACTGCGGACTCAAGAACCTCAGAAACGCGGATGTTACTCCTTGTCCGAGGATCAATTTGTGAGCTAATGCCGCGCACAAGATGTAATCACTTACTTTTTCACACTTGTTGAACCAGTAGGCTATTTGGAAAAAACTCTCCAACAATTCAACGATCTTTTCGTTGTCGGAGAATCCCCCTTTCAGGGTAACAAAACGTTCCATCATCATTTCGACGAAACTGGATTGTTCTTCGTCTGCTTGCAGACGGAAATCACCACGTAATATTTGTTGCTCGCACTGTTGAATGTGCGAATACGTAGGTAACAGTACACTGCCTAGTTTTGGCAGTGAAGGGCCCGGAGGCGGTCTGAACTGGTTTTCCCTATTCAATATGTCCATGTAAATTCACCGGATTCATTCGTCTGTCTTTGAGAGGCTACTCCTAGAAATTCCTCTTTACAACGTGTGTCAGAAACGCTAGCAACTAGCAAATGCGAATCTCTACCTTACAACTCTACATATCCCATGTTAGACCTAGGCGGAAACGGTATGGCAAAGTTTATGCCACCCAATGTCTC